AAAAGTAAACTATTCTAATTTAATTAATTTTGGGTATGATTCATGTTTATGATTCATGTTTATGATTCATGTTTATGATTCATGTTTATGGTTATGTTTATATTTATATTTATATTTATATTTATATAATGGGAATAGAAAAATGGGTTTTTATTTTAACCATTTTATTAATAGTTGATACTTATCATGATGGGGCTTATTCTAAATGGTTTTTAACACAGAAAAAATATTTTAAAATTGCCAGTATTGGGTTTATTGGGTTAAGTTTGTATGTTTTTATTAAAAAATATCCGATTTCTTCACAAAAATTACTATTGCACGGCTCCAATGTAATTCGATATTTACCAATCGATCATAACACACGAGATATGATTACCCCTATATTTGATTTAACGAATTCCAATAAAATAATTGAAAATTTAACAAGCACACCACAACAAAAGCGAATGATAAACTCTGGGTTTGGAACTAATAAACGCAGTGTAAGTGAAACTAAGAAAAAATATGTAGCATCACAGCAAAATTGGATGTGTCAATATTGTGGAGAACAATTAGATGCAACATTTGAGGTAGATCACCAGGTTGATTTACAATATGGTGGCTCAAATCATGTAAGTAATTTAGCGGCGGTGTGTAGAAAATGCCACGCACAAAAAGGTATGATGAATAAGTTACAGTGAACCGGTATTTTATATATTATTTAATATAAATAATATATAAAATATATAAATACAATGTCTAGTAATAATGATAAAAAATATAATGAAATGATGAAAAATGAAGAAAAACTACAACAAAAAAAAACTACAGGTATTATTGTAGGTGTTATATCGGGCGTTGTTTTGCTTGTTCTTTTATATAGATATGGTTTTTCAACAGTAAAAAATAAACTATTTGAAACAATTCAAAGAGTGTGGAATTTTTTAGAAATTGTAATAAAAAGTATTCCAGGAAAGATTCGTGAAAAACTACACACTACTAATAGATTAACTTCTGTTATGGCACTTTTTGCTTTAACCGTGGGTGGATTTTTAATTTACACAATTGTAAATATGGCAAATAACCCGTATAGTGAATGGAATACACCCGCAATGTGGACAATAGGAATATTAAGTGTATTGGTTGGTATATTTTTTAGAATACGATATACAAATTCAGAAAAGTTTACTGGTGACAGTAGCACATTTGGTAGCCAACTCAACAGTATATTAGAGATAATTAAAAGCAACTCTAAGACTGCTGCAGTTATATCGTCAATTATACTGGCAATTATAATATTTGCGTTGATTACATTATCAAGTGATAAGGCATTTATAACTTCATCTTCGTTTGTATTTGGATTTATATTGATAGGAATAATGTTCGCAGCATACGCACTTATAACAAATAGTGAATTTTACGAAAAAATAAAACAATTTCAACCATTCCACTTGATATTTAATTTGATATTTATTATCCCATGTATTGTTGTTCCTATTATAAATACAATATCTCAGCAAATTAAAAACACTCCTTATTTTGTTTATATTGTATTACTGATTGAAATCGCAATTATTGCTTTGTATTTTTTAATTCCATTTACAGAACGACGGTTTTACTTTAGTTTAAGTAATAAAAAAACAAATAGCGAAGACTTAAACGAAATATTAGAAATGAATCGTAAAGAAAAAGAACGACTAACAAGTAGTGTGTTTAATTTAAAAAAAGGTTTATTTAAAAGATCGTCTCGTCCAAATGTTAAATTTATGAATGCACAAGGTGTAAATGATACTTGGGAAGAATTGTTTAGGTTGTATAGTGAAAATGAATCAAATGAAGTTGTAAAAAGTCGTTTAATAGAACTAGAATTATGCACTAATGATCCATCTACTGATTGCGACGAACACATTGAATATATAAAAACTACACAGAAAGCAATCATAGAATTAGAACAAAAAATAAAAACTATTAAAACAGAAATAGCTCCAGAAGAAGATTTGGGCTTGGCTGGTGAAGGCGATGATTATGATATAAAAGAAATAAAAGACGGTATTGTGTTAAAAATGGCGCCCGTTTCTTTAAAAACCGTTACTACACCAACCACAATGGAATCTGTTAATTTATTTACCAACGTGGCCAATCAACCTAATTATTCATATAGTTTATCGTTTTGGATATTTATGCACGCGCAATTAGGCAGTGTTAAGGAATGTAATAATGTAATTGATTTTGATGGGCGACCTCAAATACTTTATTGTCCGGTATATAAAAAAATACCTGTAAATTCAGTTGTTAAATATATGCCACCAACAACAACAAGCGCGAAACCAAAAGCAATCGATGCGACAGTTGTTAAAGTTACACAATTAGGAAATAGAACCTACATTTACGATTTGCAAGATGTTATTAAAACAGACGATGAAGGTAAATTAATCAAATATATAAACATACACGACTCGAAAATTAAGTATGATTATCCATATAGTGTTTTAAAATTAAAATTAGGAAGTGATCCAAAAACCAGCAAAGAATACGTTATGCCTAATTTAAAAATGCAAAAATGGAACAATATTGTAATAAACTTTATAGACGGAACATATGATTTGTTTGTAAACGGTACTCTTGTGAATAGTTTTCAAGGAGTGATGGAAGAATTTGAGTATAAATCAATAAATATAGGAGAAGATGGTGGCTCAAGTGGTGGTATAGCAAATATTGTTTACTATAAAAACTATTTAACAAAACATAAAATATTAACAAATTACAATTTATTAAAAAATAAAAACCCACCCGTTATAGGTGATTTGCTAAAATATTAAATTTACAACTATTAATTATAATTTACAACTATTAATTATAAATTACAACTATTAATTATAAATTACAACTATTAATTATAAATTACAACTATTAATTATAAATTACAACTATTAATTATAATTTTCTAACTATTAATTATATTATGGACATCAAAAAAATCATTTTTGGAGCAGTTATACTAGTAATATTATATATATTTTACACAACGGTATTTTCAGATAAAAGTAAAAGTAGTTTGGTTAAAATGCATAGCGCATTAGACAATGAAGACACTATACAACACACCAGTTTATATGGAAGTGGAAGCACCGACTATACTTATAGTTTTTGGATTTACATAAATGATTATAATCAAAACTATGGCGAAAAAAAGATGATATTAGAGCGTAAATATTCGCAGACCGCCCAAGGTGTATATTATTTTCCGCAAATATATTTAGGAGAAAATCAAAATGATATTCATTTTAAAATATCAAAACCTGGTGCACCAGTAACCGCTCCATCAGAAGAAGAGTGCGGTAAGAAGAATATGGATTTTGATGTTCCGAGTAGCAAGTGTGTAATTCGTCATCATGAAATTGTGGTTCAAAATATCCCATTGCAAAAATGGAGTCATGTTATCATGACTAAATCTGGTTCAACTATTGACATTTACATTGATGGTAAATTAGTTAAAACAAGTATAATGGATGGCACCGCACATAAACCGGATGCAGATGCACCTATTACTTTAACGGGAAAAATAGAAGAAACAACTGCAACAACACCAACAACAACAAAAGGGTTTGCTGGATATTTATCGAAGGTATTATATCAAGCCGGAGCAGTAAATACCCGAGAAGCATACCAAATGTATAAAGAAGGCTATGGTCAAGGTGGAATTGGAAGTTTTTTCAACCGTTTTAAACTAAAATTTGCTTTTATGCAAGACAATCAAGAAAAAAGTAGTTTCATTTTATAAGTAGTAGTTTGCTTTCTATGATAATTTTATAATTAATTTATAATTAATTTATATAATTAATGTGGCTATTAATATCGACGATTTTAATTAGTTTAATTTATGTGAAGGCGGGTTTTAGTAAAATCAACAACTTCACACGAACTGTTAAAGGATTAAAAGAAATGTTTCCTGTAAAAACATTGCCAAATAAATTTTATGAATTAGCAATTTTATTAGTTATTATAATCGAAATTGTAGCGCCATTGATATTAATATTATCTAATTTTGTTCCAGTATTATTTAATGCTGCTCGTATTGCTATTTATTCTTTAATTATTTTTACTATTTTGGCAACACTTTTATATCACAGCAAGGAAGGTTTAATGAAACTAATATTTGATAAAAATTTAGCGATAATAGGTGGCTTAATGGCAATGTCTACTTTGTATTAATTTATTATTATCTTTATTTCTTATAATACTATATAAATATGAATACGAATCCTCCAAACCCAATGCAAAATATAAATATAGGCCAACAAATGGAACGAGCTAGAGACGCCGCACAAAATACAGGAGAAGCGGTTGCGCAAACCTTTACATCGGTTACTGGAAATTTAAAACAAACAACCGATGATTTATTTGATTCATTTAGAAATAATAGATATGTATCTGGAACCGCTGATTTTCTAGAATCTAATTCAGCCATAGCGAAAATCGCTTTTTTACTTATGATTTTAATATTATTTACTTTTGTTTTAAGATTAGGCACCACATTACTTCAACGCATATATTCTCCTTCCCCTGATCCATTTTTAATTAAAGGTATGAAAAGAGGTAATCAACCGTCAATGATACTACAAAACACAAAGTTTGATGAATCAATTACATTAATGCGATCTAAAAACGAAGATGGAGGTGTTGAATTTACTTGGAATACTTGGTTGTTTTTAGAGACGGTCGATGACAAGTATCAAAACATATTTCACAAGGGAGATAAAAATGCCACACCTGATAACATTGATAATATTATAAATAATGGACCAGGTGTATATGTTCGCAAAAACAACGACCAAGCTGAATTAAGAATTTTAATGAGCACATTTGATAATCCTAGAGGAGCAGACATCTCAATTCCTAACATTCCTATTCAAAAATGGTTAAATTTAACAATCCGCGTTAAACATAAGCACCTGGACATTTATATTAACAATAATATTGTTCATAGACATATATTTGAAGGTTCTCCACCAAAGCAAAATTATGGTAATGTATATGTGTCATCGCAAGGTGGATTTAGTGGGTTAATATCAAATCTTCGCTATTTTAGTCGTGCAATTACAGGTATTGAAGTTGGAAATATTGTAAAACAAGGACCCAATCTTCAATCGGCCGGTGACGATGCTTTAGCTACAAATCCTCCATACCTTTCTATGCGTTGGTATTTACCCAACTATGAAAATAGAAATTAAACATGAAAAATAAAACCATATAATTGATTTAAATATTCACAAATATATATATTTATGAATATTTCGTTTCGTTTTTTTGATAAGGAATCATGGAGTATTTATGGTGTTCATAAAACTTTTTTGATATTGATGTTTTTTATTTTATTAAAAGTAAACCTTACCCCTACTATTTTAATATTCATGTCATTATTGGCAATGATGGAAGGTCAATTATTTGATAAAATTATATTTACTGGATTTTTAAATTTACTTGTTTACCGTGGTTCATATGAGTGGATATATGAAAGTATATTGTTTGTTATATCTATTATAGCAATCCACTTTGTTCCCCAAAATAACATGTTTCAACACATGTTTGAAAAAAGCATATTATTATTATGGGTAAATAGAATCGCGTCTTTTCTATGGATGAGTTATATATTATATAAAATAATATACTTGTTTATCAAATAATGTCAATCGCTAGTATGTTAATAAACAACAAAATAGAAAATAATAAGCCAATCGATACTTTAAATATAAAGGTAGATAGTTTAAGTAAAACAGTAGATAATTTACAACAATCAGTAAATGATTTACATAGTAAAGTTGATAAAATGATAGAATTGTTGCAGGTCGATATTAAGGATGATTGTCAAAAAATGGCAGAACATATAGATTTTATTGAAAATGTATATGATAATGTTAAAAATCCACTGGGATATTTATGTAATACAGTAAAAAAGTTTACAGGAGGTAGTACACAATACACTTTGGAAAGCAATAATTATAATTTATTAAACGATGATGTTGAATATAATAGTGATTTTAGCGATGATGAAGGAGACGGTGTTTTAACCTGATTAAATAATACCTTTATAATTTATACTTTTTATTATAAATTATATCTTAATAAGTTAATTATTCGTTAATTATTCGTTAATTATTCGTTAATTATTCGTTAATTATTCGTTAATTATTCGTTATTTTTTAAATATGGATTGATGCATACATCCATGGTAGGAAATACTTTACCAGACTCACACACATCATCTTTGCTTGTTTCAACACATCTACGGTTTCCATTTTCACTTCCAATATAGCAAAATGCATTATTTCTAGTTGCCATATCAGTATCGACAGCACTTACTTTACTGCTATAAAATTGGTTGTTTTGCGATTTATTTAAGCGTCTTTTTATTTGCTGTTCGGGTAAATTAATTACTTGTAATGCGGTTCCTTCTGCTACATCTAAAGCAACATCTCCGCCTTGTTTTGTTGTAGAAATCAACGACTTTGTTCCTTCTGCTCCCCTCAACAATGATATACCTAAATATTTACCAAAAATATCCGTACCGTCGGATAAATAAGTAAAAATATTAAGACCCATCAGTGCTAAAAACAAAACAGCAAATATAATTTTAACATAAAACCAAGCGTTGCCTCCAGATGAGCCACTCATGCGTTGATTAAATGGTTCACTATCGGTTAATGATGGTGTGATTGTATCGCTAATATTGCTTTCCATATACAAATAGGTCATATAAAATAAATAAACTTATAACAAATATGATATTAATAACAAATATGGTGTGCTTTCACCATATTTGTTATTTGTAAGTTGGTTTATTAATAAGTTAATAATTTTATGTGTTTGCTTAATTAACAACCGCATTTGTCATCGGCTTTGCTAACAATCAAACGCATTATGTATGGGCTTTTACCGACGCGCGTAGGGACTCCCGATTTCATGTTTCCACCCGTGGTTCCATCATCTGCGCGCATTGCTCGAAAATATCTTGGTCTGTATGAAGGCATTATATACTAAATAAATATATTATTTTTAGCTTCTGGGAATTAAATTTGTTAAACTATTCATTTTTTCCAATCGTTCTATTGTTTTTTCTAAATTACCCGAGTTATAACTGTTATTAAATAAATAATCGGTATTGGGTGTGATTTCATTTACTTTTATTTGCTTGTAAATTACATTAATTTTCTTTTTAATTTGTTCTATTAATTCAGAGTTGTTGATTATTTTAACAGAGTTGTCGACATATTCGGTTAACAAAGCAACACAATAAAATATTAAATATTTTCGTTTTTTTTTAGCGCCACTAGAATAACGCAAACAAAATAATTTATTTATAGCATTAATTATTTTAACAATTCCTTTATTTCTACTTTTGGCTTCTTCCATAATTAAATCCCATATAATCCAAACAATATCTTTTTGAAACTGTGGAGCGACACTATATGTTCTTCTTGCACCAAAAAACACTAAATTATTTTCTTTTTTTGATAATGTTTCAAATCCAAGTAGCCATTCAATCCAATAAATGCTTTTCGTCATGTTTTTGATATTGTTTTTCATATTAAACGCCAATTCATTAAGTGCTATAAACATTTCTTTTGGATCTTCATTGTGAAACCCATTTTTAGCATATTCTAAACTATCTGCTTCTAACTTGTATGAAATACGCAATATATTGTATTCTTCTTGGGGTATTTTTGGCACATCAAATGAGTTTTTTTTTCTAGACAAACACATAACACACATTATTTCTGCAAATAGTTCTCTTATTTTTAAATTATTACGCATTTTAATTTCGTTGTCTAAATACCCGTTATTTAGCATTTCTTTAAAGTAGTTAAGTCTTAGCTCTAAATAAATAGACAGTTTAGGATTACCGATGTGAATATGCTTACCTAATAATAATAAAATAATCTCCCATAAATCGACAAAATGACCGCTACATATATATTCAGCACTCCAATAACAGGATTCTTCTAATTTATTATATAAAATAGCATTTATCAATTGTTTTTTTACTTCTGTTTTTTTAAATTGTGAAAATGTTATACCTGAAAACTCTTTTTGTGTTCTTTTATCATTAATATCATATTTGTTCATTAATAATTACATTTCATATAAAAAAAATGCCAATAATACATATATGACAACTTCATTTACAGCATTTTTCAATAAATTATTTAAAAGTTTAAAAAAGATTCCTAAATTATTTATTAAGTTACCGTTGATACAGAAATTATTAGTGTTGTTAATAATTGCATTTGTGATAACAAGTTATACTTTTAATAAAAAGGAAGGGTTTGAACAAAGTGCTGATTTTATAGTGAAAAAAGGCAACGATGTATATGATGATTTTTATAGTTCTATTTACGATGATTTAGTATATGATGAAATAAAAAATGATTACGAAGTAGTTAATTTAAAACGAGTTGGTAAAATAAATGAAGATTCTGTTGTGATTGATGTTGGTTGTGGAAGAGGGCATCATGTAAGTCATTATAGTCAGCAAGGTATAGAAGCCACTGGGTTGGATATATCTCCCAGTATGATTAAATTAGCTAAACAAGAATATCCAGAATGTAACTTTAAGTTGGGGGACGCATTGGATTCTTCTAATTTTCAACATAATGGTGCCAGTCATATTTTGTGTTTATACTTTACCATTTATAGTATGGAAGATAAAGCGCGGTTTTTTAAGAATTGTTTTGATTGGTTACAACCAGGCGGTATGCTAGTAGTTCATATGGTAAATAGAGATATGTTTGACCCAATCATTAATTCGGCGAACCCACTTACATTGGTAAATGCACAAAAATATGCTAAAAAACGTCTCACTAAGTCGGTAGTAAAATTCAAGGATTTCTTGTATAAAGCCAGCTATGTTTCAGATAATGATAATGACATGGCTTATTTTTATGAAACATTTAAAGATGATGCTACTAAAAATACCAGAAAAAACGAGCATAATTTATATATGGATTCGCAGCGTGATATTTTAGCATCAGCAAAGTCTGTTGGGTTTATAATGCATTCTAAAATAGATATGGTAAGTTGTCAATATGAATATCAGTATTTATATTTCTTACAAAAACCGGAATAATTTAATTATTTAACTTTGTATGTTATTTAATTATTTTGTTTTTGTTAGTCATCTTCGACATCTTCGACATCTTCGTTATTACTTTTACTACAATTGTTGTGGTTATTTGATTTTGTGCGTGTTTGTGTGCGCGGTTGTGTGCGTGTTTGTGTACGTGTTTGTGTGCGCGTTTGTGTTTCGTTATATCGTTTAACGGGAGTTCTTATCCGTTTAGTT